TCAGCCTCGATACTAAAATCAGAATCAGGAATTCCAAGAACTCCCTCTCGCATTACATGCTCAATCCTGCCTCTAGCAGTGCCTCCGCTTGAATCCCATTCTACAAAATCGCCGACTACATCAACGGCACGCACATCATTATCATCTTCATCATCTTCATAGGTAGATGAATCTTGGTCTAAATAACTAGACATAACCTCAAAGGCTCTCATAATATATTCATGGCCCTCATCTAGATCAGAAAATATACTTTGCAAAATTAGCATATCCTCTGGGCTAACATCTCGCCCTGACTTTGCTGCCTCAAGGGCTTTAGCAAGTTTTTCTCTAGCCTCAACCTTTGTAGTTGGGTAGGCTGGATAGGTAACAACTGAAACATCTCCATCGGCTAATGAAACCTCAGTTAAAACTCTACGGCTGCGATCCTCGCTCCACTTTTGGCGAATAACTCGGAATGCAAAACTCATTTGATCTACATCGCCACGCTCTACCAGTTTGTAAATATCACGGGCCTCAGTTGTATCGGCTAACTCCGCTTCAAAATATAATCCACGATCATCCTCAGTAAGTGTTAGCGTGCCATTCTTTGATCGTGCTAGTGGCAAACCTTCGTGATTAATAAGTAAGCGCACATCTGGAGTTTCACTTAATGTTTTGCGAAATGCTCCTGGTGCAATTGATTCTTTAAATGGTAGCGGAACACTTGATTCATTAAAAACTGCTGCATAACCAGCAAGGCGCATTGTGCCATCCTCTGCTGATCTTGCTTGCACATCTTTAACTACATAGGTGCGGCGTTCAATCTTTTTCATTTCTCTCCTTGATTCTGCCTCTGCATTCAGAGCATCAATTTTGCGTTGCGCCCATTTCTGCGCTCTATCTGAAAAATTGCTATCCCCACCCCAAAGAAGCCAGGCAACTAAGCCTGCTCCTGGATAACCTGGATCGGATGGATCATTATTTTTAGGTGCCTTACCATCAACTTGATGGCGAGCAAACCAGGGAGCCATCTTTCTAACTTTTGGTTCTGTTACTTTTCCAGCAGCCAAATCTCTCGCTGCTGCAATGGTGGCTGGAACTAATCCATCTCCGCCAAAACCTTCCTCATAAAACTTCAATCCACGCTTTGCGTTTTCTTGAATAAAGGATGGAACACTTAAATCAACTGCTCTAGTGTTTACTTCACCACCTGGCTCTAATCCCTCAGCAATTGAAACTGCAACCATTTGATCTATTGCATCTTGCTTTGAAGTATGGCAGCCGATAGTTGTATAAGAACCATCTGATTCTTCTTTAACAGTTGCCCAGCCAGTGCAATCACTTTGCGTATCAGATATTAAATATGGCATTGATTTCCTAAACTAAGAGTAAAACTTCAGCATCATCATCAAGAATAGAAAAATCAATTTGAGAGATTGATTGACTTGATAACTTGCCAAGTTTTGTGCTAGCAGTTGCGGTTTTTATTGAAACTGTTATTTGCTCAGGCTCAATAATCTTAGGGAAATTAGGTTGAATATAATTTGGCTGACCAATAGACCCAAAAATTACCTCACCCGTTGGAATAACTGCGCTGGCAGATAATCCGCCTAATGGCGCTGAGGCTGAAACTAGATTTGTTATTTCCGCATTGGCGTTGGCAGTGGATGAACCTAGATTTGCCGTTGCTGTTGCGAAAGTAATCGGCCCTAAAACATCAACATCTAATTGTGATGAATTTAGAACAAACTCAGCCACTTATTAACTCGCTAAAGTAAGAGAAACTGTTAATGAACCGCTTGGGATTGTAAAGGTATCTCCAGCAGTGTAGGCATTGCCAGCAACAGTTCCTGAAAACAGGAAATTGCCTGCGCTTAGATTATCCCAAACTGTAAAGAATGTAGCATCCTCTGAACCTGCGATACTTTCCCAGGATAAATCTGCATCTGAAGTTAAGCCACCTGCTGAGGCTGCGCTGAATGAAACTGATTTACGAGTTGTTTCAGTAGCAGCATTTGCAGTGCCGTTTGCACCAGGATCGCCAATATGAAGTTTTACATAAACATCAGTGGCTGAGTAAGCGGTTGCATTTCCAACTGCATCAAGAAACTTATTTGCTAGATAACTGCTAAGGCCTGTTGGCATTATTCATCAGCCTCCATAAACTCCTCAACGATTTCATCAATACGGCCTTGCTTATCACGCTTAACCTTCTTGCGAACTCGCTTGCGCTCAATGGTGTTAGTTACCTGAACTGTTGGAGATTCAACAGTTACATTAGGAGCAGCAACATTAACCTCTGGTGATTCCATCATTACTACTGGTTCAACAGTTACATTAGGAGCAGCAACATTAACTGTTGGCTCTGGAACATTCACAATAGTTTGTTGATTATCATTTCTGCGGCTCTTAACCTCATAAACGCTTTCTGGTGCGCCTGGGTCAATTGTTGAAATCTGTTGCAACTGGCTACTTGGAACTCCAGTATGTTTCATCTTAGGTAGGCCAACTGCCTCATTAACTGCGGCTGGATCAAAACCAACCTGAATAAGTTGAGCAGCGATTTCGGTTCTTAATTTCAAACCAACATCTTTAGCATCTGCGGCATCAATGTTTTGTAGTGGAACTCTGTATTGATCGCCAGCCTCGCCCAATGGTGATAAATCTTCAATTGCACGAACATCATTAAGGCTCAAGAAACCTTCACGCAAACCTTTTGTGTAAGCATCGTAACGCTCAATTGTTGTACCACGCAAAAGCGCATCAAGATTGAATTTAACAAATCCATCTTTCTCAGGTAGCAAGGATGAAAGAGCCTGCTCAATTCTTTCTAGCAATGGGCGCAGTGAGTGTTGTACGAATGAAAGGTTCTGCGCTTCAACGCTAGCAAAACTCATTGCTCCTGCAACTGGATGGCCAAGAAGTGAAATTGGAACTCTAAATAATCTTGCAACTTCCTCAAGGCCAAATCTGCGTGTATCTAATAACTGAGCATCCTGGGCATTTAGTGCAAGTGGTTTAAATTGTGCGCCACCAGTTAGAACGCCGATCTTGCCTGCACGATACGGGCCAGAGTGCGTGATATTCCAATCACGGCCAATGGTTGTTGCTTGCTCCTCGGTCATCTCACCAGGTACTTCGATGATTCCACCAGGGTTAGCAGCGTTGCCGAAATAAGATGCGGCGTAAGTATCGGCTGCCATTACTGCACCGATTGTAATTCTTGCTGCCTCGATTGGGCCTAAGCCGTATAAAGAACCAGGAAGTAAAAATAGTGGAATATGTAATAACTCATCTTTAGTTAGGGTCATTACTTTCTGGTTAAAATCTTGAGAATAAACTCCGCCTGCTGGATCATATTCTTTAACTGTTACTTCATAAACCAAAGGCTCATTAGGGCCTTTACGAACGATTCTTACTGATTCAGGATTAATGCAATAAAGTTCTACAACATCGCCCATATCATCACGAACTGTAAGAATATAAGCGTTGCCTCTTAGATTTAATGAAGCAAGAACCTGCTCTAAAAATTCCATTCTAGTTAGTTCACTATTTGGCTTATTCACCCATGCTGGAACATCGCCATAAACTGCGGCGTAAGAGATTCGCTGGCGACCTCTGCGAACATAAGCGCCCATTGGCAAAGATGAAATTGTATCTCCGAGCAAACGAACACAGGCATAAACTGTACTCATACGAATTGCGGTTTCAGATGAAACTACAACTCCTGCTGGTGAACTGTACGCTGGGCGACCTGGAACTAGCGGTTCAACAAATTGGTTAGTTGCTCGCTTTTCACCAGCCTGGCGCAATGCTCTTGAAAGATTCATTAATTAGCCTTTTCTGTAATCCAAACTAAAAAACTTCCAACTGCAATGAGTGCAAGTGGAACTGAAAGAAGTGCTAAGCCTGTTGTTACACAGGCGACCCCTGCTACTTCAACCAACAAAGTAGGATTTATTTTTTTCATTTTGCCCCCTTTAAACTTGAATCGTGAAATATCTAGTTAGCGGCGCCTTCGGTTCAGGCGGTTGCGTGGCTCGATCATAACCAAAGATTGAAGCAACTGCGGCATCTACCTTGCGACGGCTTGAAGCCTTGGCGACCATTACTCCTCTTGAGGATTGTTTGGTAACGCAGTTGGCGATATGACGGGCCAAGCGTTCATCACCATCGTGAGTAAATGATCCATTAACGACGGCTTCGTAAAACTTTTGTGTTGCAGGTACCATTCGTTCCGCCGAGTTTGGATAACTAACAACTGGTAAGCCGTTTTCGTCAAGCACCATGAAGGTTCGTTGCCATCTTGCTGGATCGAATACAACTTCTCTAACTTGGAATCTGGAATCTCTGTAAACATCTATTATAGTTTTTTCAACTTCGGCAACTGGTACAAACCAACCTTGTTCTGCATCCTGCGGCCTTTCCCATATTCCAACAACTTTTAAATGCGGTTTCTCTCCACCCAAGAACCAAGCAACTAATGCAGTTGAATCGTTTGAGAATGCACCATCAAAAGCAAGAACTACATCCTCACCTGGAATATCCTCACGCTCTGTATCAATGATTGCTTCCCATGATCCAGTTGGTAACCAGGCAGTTGTTGTACTTACAAAACAATTAATTCTTTTAGTTCTAAACTCTGCCTCTGGTGTTCTAAGAACGGCAGATTCAAAATCCTCTAAATCCACAATATCGCCGATGCCAGGATTTGCTTCTTGCCAAAGTTGCGGATCACGATGATCACCCTCTGGTTTTGTTGGCTCCCACCATGCAAAGAAAAAACTAGGATCAACACTTTCACCCTTAGCGATTCTTTGGCCGTATTGGTAAAGCGAGTAGCAAAGTGAATCTTGCCCACTTGTTGCAGTTTTAACACCAGCAGTAGTGATGCCAAAGAGAAGTGAATCTTGCCTAGCACCACCTGCAAGGCTCATTACATCCCAGAGTTCTCGATTTGGCTGGGCATGAACTTCATCAAATATAACTAATGGAGAAGGGTTCAATCCTTCTTTAGTGTAAGCCTCAGCAGATAGCACTCTATAAACAGAGCCTTTATCTTTGAACTCAATTGCATCTTTGTAAAGAGTAAACATTGTTGAAAGTTCAGGATCGAGTTCGACCATTCTGCGAGCAGTGCCGAAAACAATTCGGGCTTGATCTCTATCGGCTGCGCAAGAGTAGATTTCAGAACCATTGCCACCAAGAGTTAAACCTGCTAAACCAACACTTGCAGCAAGTGCGGATTTGCCATTCTTTCTAGCCATTCCGATTAGTGCGGTGCGGTGTTTGAATCTGCCGTTTTCTTTTCTTGCTAAAGCGTGATTAAGTAATTCTTTTTGCCAATCACGCAAACTTAATAATTCACCAGCAGGAGCAGCGATTGAATCTTTAGTTACTCTGCAAACGGCCTCTGCGAATTGAGTATAAAGGTGGCCATCACCATTGGCGATTTCTTCTTTTGAAACTGGTGTTAGCCAGCGTGGCGGCCAATTATTGGTTTGTTGCATTTTGTTTTTGCTGTAAGAGTTCTTCGAGTTTTCCTCTAGCCTTCACTTCAGCAACCCCCAGTTTAGAACGATCACTTGGAGTTAATCCAAGCAACGATAAATTTTTAACAATATCTCCTTGAACTGTACTCAACATTCCGAACAAAGGATTTTGGTAAGCATAACCTTTATCGGTAAAAAGTATAAATTGATCAGGCTTTAATTGCTCCTGGATTTGTTTTTTCAATTCTATCTTTTCACAAAGTTCAAGCAAGATGTTGCCGTCTGTGTTTGCGATCCAAGGAGCCAGGCTCAAAATCTCACGCCAAAGATTTGCACCGACTTCGCTCAAATGCTCAGGCGGTTGCGCAGAAAATCTTGGCAATGCAATTACTTTATTTAGATCAGGAAGTTTTTGTTTACCTGGATTTCCATTGCGCCGTTTAATTTCATTCGGCTTTGCAGCCATTAGTTTCCTGTCCGTTTTGCACCAAATGCCCCCTATTGAAAAATTCGGAAATGTGCGTTGTCA